CGATTGGGAAAACCTTTCTGTAGAGGACTATAAGCATCGTTGTCAAGAAGATGTTAAGATTAACTCTAAGCTGTGGAAAGACCTAAGCCGTAAGCTCAACAGGTTGTACAAAGATCAACCAGAAGATAAGGAACGCCTGTTAGACTACCTCACCTTCAAATTAGACTGCGCGGCGGAACAAGAGGGGCTACAGTGGAAATTAGATGTACCAAAAGCAAAGGCACACTTAGCGGAGTGGGAGGCTTTAAAAGAGGATAAGATTAAGCAGCTTGCAGACGCCATGCCAATGGTAGTTAAGTACAAAGATGTGGTTAAACCCAGCCCAGACCGCATGGAAAAGAAGAACGGGGAAATATCTGTCGCTGGTGAAACGTGGTACAACCTTTGCGAGGAGTATAAAGTACCATCTACCACTGTAAGTTTGCGTGTTGTACACAAGACAGAAAAGGCCAACCCTAACTCCTCACCACAGGTGAAGGCTTGGCTAACTAGCCTTGGGTGGGAGCCACAGAGTTACAAGTTCGTCAAGGGCAAGGGTGACAGCGAGGATCGTAATGTTGAGCAAGTTACTGTTAACGGGGAACTCTGTCCGTCTGTTTTAAAGCTAGTGGATAAAGACCCTGCTGTGGCTATCTTAGATGGTCTAGCTGTACTCTCTCACCGCTTGGGTATTATCAAAGGTATGCTGAACGCAGAGCAGGGTGGCTATGTGCAAGCTAGTATAGCAGGTTTCACCAACACCCTGCGCTTTCGTCACGCTAAACCCTTGGTTAATCTTCCCGGTGTAGAGAAGCCATACGGTGCTGATATTCGAGGATGCCTTACTTCACCAGAGGGTTATACTTTGTGTGGCGCAGATATGACATCCCTTGAGGACACTACTAAACGACACTACATGCAACCGCATGATCCAGAGTATGTTGAGGAGATGAGCCGTGAAGGTTTTGATCCTCACTTAGACTTAGCAAAGTTTGCTGGAGTAATAACACAGGAGGACATAGACTTGCACAACTCTGGAGTGCGTAGCTTGAAGGCCCTCCGTAAGAATTACAAGGTGGTTAACTACAGTGCTACCTACGGTATCGGAGCTTCTAAGCTGGCTCGTGAGACAGGGATGACCTTGAAAGAGGCTAAGGCCCTGCTAGATGCCTTCTGGGAACGAAACAAGGCTGTCACACAGGTTGCCGAGGAGACTAAAACCCAAGAGTGCATAGACAGCCTATGGTTGTGGAACCCTGTGTCTAGGTTCTGGTATGCTCTTCGTAACGAGAAAGATAGGTTTTCCACCCTAAATCAGGGTACTGGAGTATTCTGCTTTGATACTTGGGTGGCTGACTGTAGGAAGAACGGAGTAAAGGTTATCGGACAGTTTCACGATGAGATTATAGCCTTGGTCAAGGAAGGGGATGAAACGTATGCAGAAGCTACAATGAAAGGCGCTATGGAAATACTAAACAAAAACCTTCAGTTAAATGTACCGTTAGGCACAGATGTGCAGTTCGGCAACACTTACGCTGAAATTCACTAGGGGCCAAATAAAATTCTTGACTTTAGGAAACTTTTTCAAGTTAGGGCCCCTATTATACTATACAGCAACATACGAGGAACTCGACACATGACAAAATACACTATGGATATGGTACTACAATACGCCAAAGTCTTCCCCGAAAACGCTGACTATGGCGATCCAAGAGGAAACCGAATAGCTAAGGCTATCTCTGATAAGGGTGGACAGTATATTGTACAAGCCTATTTTACTGACCCATCTCAGATTGAGGAACTTCTTCAAGGCGGTCTACAAGAGATTGTTATGAACAACCCACGGATTATTGACGGTGATGCTCAATTCGGAATCGGAAAGTATATGAAACTTAAACGTGGGGTAACTGACGTTAAGACGTTCACGGATCGAAACGGGAAACCTTTTGAGAAGGATTACGGTGGAGCGCCGGGGGTCGTAAATCTGACTGAAGGGGCTGAGAATAAGAGGGCTTGGGTCTTTAGCGAAGATGGCCCTCTAGGTAACGGAACTGAGGCCAAGGTCCAGTTTGACACCTACTCTAACGGGTCTGGTGTAAGGTTACTAAACATTGGAGTTACTAACCACGTTCCTTATTCTGAAGGTGGGCCCTCAGAAGACGATCAACTTTTTATGGTAGGATAAGAACATGAAAGTAACAATCACCTTTGAACACGACAGTGAAGAAGATGGCTTCTACGGCAGCACAACCTTGGTTCGACAAGAGGTTGACGACTTATACGCCTTAGCCAACACGTTTGCGGAGGCAGCAAGGGCTGGGGGATATACTTATGTAGAGGATGTTGCCTTTGAGCGAGATGATGGTCAAATGGTGTTTGGGGGTCTTTGATGAAAGGTGGAAAAGTTCTAATAGACGGGGACATAATTGCCTATCAAGCAGCCGCCTCAAAAGATAAGGACTTGCCTTTAGATGCTATAAATAAGACAGAGGAGATTATGGGGGATGTACTGGAAGCGACTTGTACATTTCCCGTAAGCTCTAATGACTACATAGTTTACCTCACTGGCAAGAACAACTTCAGGTACGAGATAGCAAAAGCTGCCCCATACAAAGAGAACAGGCAGGGTAAGGACAGGCCAAAGTATTTAGAACTAACTAGGCAATACCTTATTGACAGTTATGCAGCAGTGGTTAGCGAGGGGGAGGAGGCTGATGATCTAATTGGCATAGCTGCAACTAAGTATGGTTCTACAACCATTGTTGCGTCCATTGACAAGGATATGCTACAGATACCCTGTTATCACTACAACTTTACAAAAGGGTGGTCCGAAGTGGATTGGTGGTCAGGGACTAAGTTCTTTTATACCCAGTTGTTAACCGGGGACCCCTCTGACAACATAAAGGGTGTACCGGGAATTGGCCCTAAGAAGGCAGAGAAACTTCTGGCCGATTGCTACACAGAACACAGTCTTTGGGAAACCTGCCTAAAGGCATATGGTGAAAATATGGACCTTGCAATAGAAAACGCTAGGTTACTCTGGCTAAGACGTGAAGAGGGGGAGATGTGGTTACCACCAGTGAACGCAGGCGACACGCTCTGAGGAATGGCTATAGGTCAGGACTAGAGGATGACATCTCCGTTGACTTAAAGAAGCGGGGTGTAAGTTTCGAGTATGAGACACTAAAGATTAAGTGGACCTTACTTGAGAACAAGACTTACACCCCTGACTTCATTTTACCTAATGGTATTATAATTGAGTCAAAGGGGAGGTTTGTAGCCGCCGATAGAAAGAAGCACTTGAAGGTCAAGGAGCAACACCCTGACCTTGATATACGCTTTGTCTTTAGTAACTCTAGGGCAAAGTTAAACAAGGGCGCTAAGTCAACATATGGTGACTGGTGCGATAAGTACGGTTTCACCTACGCAGATAAGAGGATACCCGACGAATGGTTGAAGTAAACAGTCTATTAACACAGTTAATGCAACTTAGTAAAGATCAGCTTGAGGAGCTTGGGTTTCATATCAGTGCCGCCCTAAGCGAACTAGAGTTGGAGTTAGAGGATGAGTAAGACAGTAGTAGTCTTCTCGTGCGCTCACGTTGATCCCAGTGTGAGTAATGAGAGGTTCAACTGGTTAGGTGAGTTCTTGTATGACCTCAAGCCTGATTATGTCGTTGACTTGGGTGATGGCGCTGACATGCGGTCATTAAATACATTTGACACTCGTTACCCAGAGGCAATCGTCAGTCAGAGTTATGAGGCAGACATTGAACACTACAACGATGCACAGGAGCGTATCCGATGGAAGTTCAGACACCACCGACGAAAACGACCAGCTTACATAGGGTTTGAGGGCAACCATGAAAACAGAATTAAAAAGGCTATTAAGCATGATCCTAGACTCGAAGGGTCAAAGTACGGCATATCTTTCGGGCATCTCCAGACAAACAGATGGTTCGACGAATACCACGAGTATGAGAACTCAGCCCCAGCAATTGCTGATTACGATGGGGTCTCGTATGCTCACTTCTTTAGTAGTGGTAACTTTGGGTCTGCTATGTCTGGTATGCACCATGCTAATGCACTACTGGCTCACAGGCATCATAGTTCTACTTGTGGTCATAGCCATAAACGTGATCTTAAGTTTAAGGACTCTTCACACCCTAACGGAGTTATCGGTCTTGTTGCGGGGTGCTACAAAGGTGCAGCAGAAGGGTGGGCAGGTCAAGCCAACA